CCTTTAAAGCTTCTTTTGTTCCCTTCATTTGACGAGTAGCGCTTATGCTGTCTACCATTTCGCCTTCTTCTGTTACAAGTTGAGATGCTGTTTCTACTATGCTTGAAATTCGTTCTACAATCTCGGTAAGTTTACCGGATCCATATACAGATTCACCCATATGTGAAAATGTTTTACATGCTTCTACAAATTGTCTTTTTTGTTCAGTCGTCAATGGTGTTGGTTCATCTCCAAACACAGTTTCTTTTTTTATGTTTTGCTCATAGAGTAAATCTCGTATTGCATTTAAATTTTTTGCTTCAAATTTCATCATAATTTATATCCTACATTTTCCATCTTCACATAGTATCGATGTGATTATGTCATTTACATTACCGTATTTATTTGTTATTGTTTTATTAACTGATTCTTTCATCATTCCCATAAATGCACCTTGCGTCGATGGATTACTAACAAAGTCCCAACAAATCAATTCAAAATCATCTTGAACTTCAACTACGCCTTCGTTACGCAGCTCTTTTACACTGCCTAAGCCTCTACTAGATATTCCTAATGTGATACCTTCCTTAAACAATGACTTTAATATTTTACCCGATGGTGTATCTAATACTTGTACTACGCCTTTTAAATCATCACCTTCCCACCATATTTTTAAAACATTATGGGATACATTGTTTAAGTTAACAACACTAGACTCTGGATGATCTAATTCGCCGAGTGCTCGGTTTTGATCTATATATTCTTTTTGGTAACGTTGACATTCCCGCATTAAAATACTTTTAGGATATACTCTACCGTTGTGGTTTTTAGCTTCGGACCGTTGCAATATACCTTGCACTACAAATCCGCCTGGTATTCCATATTTTGCACCATTGGATTCGTTAAGTGAACCAATTGGATTAAATTGCATATATTCTACTAATAATGGCTTTGACATATCCTACTCTCCTAATGCTCTAACGCGCTCTGATATTTTTATTAATCTATGTGATATTTTATTTAAAGCCGATCTAGTTCCTTCCGTAAATCCAGAATGTGATATACCTGATTCGGTTTTTAATCGTCCTGTATATCTAATAGTCTCTTCAATTTCTTTTAATTTTTTAGCTACTTCTCGAATAGATGAATTAACAGTTTGATTAGGAGTTGAATTCGACTTTCCTAAAGCAAATGTACGATACCCTTCAATAAGGTGTTCATATTTACTATCCATGGCTTCTTGTACAAGATCATATTCGGTATGAAGTGATGTTTTCGGTGCTATATTCATTCCAGTACTGGCAGTAGCATTTTTATTGTTTGTTGTTGGGGCAAAAGCTTTTGGGGTGTTATATGACCCAGCTCCTGCAGATGTTGACATTTCGTCTATATCTTTATTCTTGTATACATATGTATGCTCTTTGCCGTCCGGGTCTTTTTTTATTACTTTACCCGTTTTGTGGAACGATTTCATATCGTCGTCAGTAAATGTAATTGTATGTTCAACAATTTCACCATCTTCTGCTAATGCATCTTTCATTGGTTCACCGGTATCTCCATCTTTATCGAAATCTAAATAATCAGGTTTTGCTGATTCATGTTTTGCGCAACGTTGACAGTCTTCTTTAATGTGTGGTGTTAATTTACCTGAACAATTATCACAAGTTTTAAATTCTAAATTGCTGTCCTCCGTTTTCAATGAATTTTTAATGGCTTTATCTTTTACCCCCATATATTCGTCAGTATCAGATTCTTGATTGCCATCACCATCCCAATCTTTTTCGTCTAGGCGTTTAAAATTTTCGTCTATTTGTTTTAAGAATGATTTCATTTATGTACCCTATTTAATTCGTCTACTAAATCCATGTATCGCATTAAAGATACAATGTGAGATTCATTTAATCGTTTCATGGTTTCAACATTACAAAGCATTTCTGAAAGTCGTTGTACTTTAATTTTTGTTACTTTATCTGTTATGTGTTTAGATTGTTCAGCTAACCGGGATTTCAACGTTGGGATAACATCACTAACATATTCTCGCAATGCTTCAGTATCATTAACATTGGTAATATATTTATTTAACAATTGTTTTTGTGATTCAGATAAGACTGAATACTTATTATTAAATTTATCAATCATTATTTTATATGTTAATAATCTAATATCTTTTTCTTGTTTAGAAAACGTTTCAATAACGGTATCTTGTACGGGAACGTTTTTCTCAATTGCTAGAGTATGTTCTAATACTACATTTTTACATTCCATTAATCGTTTAGGATTATCTGAATCTTTATATTCAAATAACATGTATATCGATGCCAACGCTTTGTAATTATTAATATGTATTTTTGATACATGTTCAAAAACAAAATTTTCGGAGATCTCTTTAATAAGATTATACCGTTGTCGTTTTAATACACTTTGATTTAGATGTTGATATGATTCTCTAACAGTTCTAATATAATCTAATGCCCGGGCTTCTGATTTATATTGTTCTTTGATTATCGTGTTATATAATTGAAGTTCTTTGGCTAACTCTGTATTCTTGCCAAAATATTTTTTAATTATATCAATGGTCACGGTTTTGTCAGACGACATTGTTTCCGATGTTAATTTTCTTATAAGCATCTCGAAAATTATGCCGGTGTTTTTATATTTAGAATGTTTTAATTTTTTCATACTGGCGCCAGTAGTTTTTTTATTAATAAATATGGACGAATCTATAAAATATTGTTTTCATCTAACATTGTTCCTGAATCAGTATCAGATGATGCTGATTTTAATGTTTCCGTTATAATTTTTTTAGATTTGTTTAGTTTTTTAAAATGGTTTAAAACAGATTGTGATTCAGTTGTCATTGTCATCTGTCTACGTTTAGTAGGATCAGGTTGGAATGCTGTTTTTAAATTTTCTGGGTTAAATTCCTGGTCTATTGTTTTCTTGCCGGTTGGATCCCATCCAAATGCATTTGCATGTTGGCCGAACTTTATTCCTTCCTTAGGACGGCCGCCTGGGTCTTTTTCTTCAACTTCATCGGAGCTCATATGCATCGATGCTAAGTCGTGTGGAGTACCATATGACGCACCAGTTATCGTAGGGTCATTGCCTTCTTGTTCAATTTGATTTTGACGGAATCTTAATTTAAGATCTTCAATCACATTGACTCGCTCTTGAAGCCATTGTTCTTCGGACATATTAAATATAAACTCGTATATGTATTTATCAGAGACTAATTTACTGTCTTTCATTGTGTTAGCCAAATTGATTTTTTCATTCAATAATGCTACCTTTTGCTGATCGTAAATTATAGATGGTGACGTCAATGCTAGGTCAAAACCAACTAAATCTTCGCCTTCATAGCCTTGTGTTGCTAAATGAATAATTCCAATTTTATATAATTCACTAACTACTATTTTTTGAATTCTTTCAATTGTTCTAGCAAATCGGATATCCATTGAAGCCAATGTAGTTTTACCTTCTACACCTTCTCCAAATCCTAAAAATGGCTTTGGTATCTTAAGTGCTGCCATCATTTTATTTTTAACATATTCAATATCATCAGTACCAGTCCAGGTCATACCAGGCAGTGTGTCTATCTCTGTTGTTGAGTTACCGCCACGCACTGGTAAGAAGTAATCTTCAAGCATATTATTAAGATTAAACTTGAGATTGTAATTACCAGTTTGCTGATCAACGTGTGGAATTTTTTTCATTTTGTTAATGATTTGTTCCATAAACGTGTCGACTTCATTTGGTGGTATATTACCAATATCAATCTTAAAAATTCGTTTTTCTGGAGCTCGCATTATTCTGTGAATAAGCATAGCGTCCTCAAGCATTGTTAACTTTTGAAATTCTTGCCGTGCACCTTCAAGCATTGAACGACCATATGGTAAAAAGTTTGAGTCGGATAATAATCGAAAATGTGCAATTTCAAATACCTCATAGTGCTCATCATAGCCAGCAATATGTTTAAATTTAATATCATACTCCCCAGTAGCTTCGTCATATTCTTCATAACGTTCAATTTCATAACTTGATAGTGGTCGAGCATTGATTATTCCAATTTCGTCGGCAATATCGAGCTTTAAAAAGAAATCACCATACTTTGTTATGTTACGAATCCATGCCCACATATTAAAGTCAATGTTTAATATGTCGTAATATAAATTATAAAGTATTTTTTGTATCTTGGTGTTATTAGTTTTAATAGTTAATATATCACCGAACTGATCTTCCAATGTAGATTCATCTGAATATATATCTAATGCCGAATGTATAATTGGGTCTCGATCCATCATTTCATAATCAGTATACAATTGTATACGATTTTGATGCATATAATAGTTAGAGTCATACCCACCGGTCATACCACCGATTTTATGTTTATTCGACCCATGTAATCGAGTATATCTGTCTGTTAATTTAGTATGAGATAAATTTCCAACTGATTGTAATTTATTAGTATCAATTATTTTTAGTCTGTCTTTACCAATAACACGAACAATTACATTGGTGCTAAATAGATTTTGCAGACGTTTTCTTAAAGAAGCCATATAGTATTTCTTTTATTATAAATATAACATGTTAAAGATCCAAGCAAATTTTACAATAGCCAGGTTAAACCTTCATCATTTTGGCCATTATGCCAATCCCACCCGCTATCTCTAGGTCGGTTGTTTCCGGTATATATAACATTGTCAGTTTTTTGAAATTGCGATAATGCTCGTTTATTTAAATCAATTCCTTGTTGTCTTAATTTTAACGATGTATCTCGTAGCCATAATCCGATACAGAATGCCATTACTAAATCGTCGTTATAACCATTTTGTGATTGTGCTTTACCATTTAACCAGATAAAGACATATAGTTCTTGTATGAGTCGTTTACTGCGTATAATAGGCGTATTTTCACGCATATACATTTCTAGTGCCGAGATCATTAATGGTCTAGTTCTAGTAGTTGTCGACACGCCAGGAACCATTTTAGATTTATCTTTCATGTCATATCCTTTTTGTAATTGGATATCAACATCTACATAACCATCGTCTTTATATGTGTAAAACAAATTTTCATAGTTTCTGTCTAATGCCGGTTGAATTGCAGCCCAGCCTATATTTGCATTTTCAATTGCTAGTAATGCATTGTTCCATTCCGTGGCAACTGTAACTAACATATTTCCAAAATCTTTAGGTGGAATTTTACCTTTATACTCAGCTACCTGCGTAATTGTTTCTACTTCGATAACGTGGAATGCGGACCAGTCAGCACTATCGCCTCGGGCAACATCAGCTATTACCATATAATTTTTTGAGTAGTCTGGGTAATCCCATATCCAATACCCATTATCAAATCCTCGTTTTTCTATAGGATCTATACATTTTTCTTCGTATTCCGTAAGTATTTTACCGTCGACTACTGTATGTCCTGAACTAACAAAATCACAATCACATTCTTGGGCGGCACCTCGTTCTCCCAACAATTGGGTTTGCTCGTTACGCCATACTGGAGTACGGTCTGGGTGTACCGTCCAATGTAACTTTATATTGTACCATTGAGTTTGCGGATTGGTTTCTGAATCTACCCAAGTTTTATGAAACCAATTACCAATTCCATTTGGAGTTGATAAAACTATAGCACCACCACCAGTTGATAGGGTTGCTTGAGATGCTATCCATATTTCTTCAATGTTTCGTATAAACGCGGCTTCATCTATTATTAATAATGATAATGCTTCTGATCGAGCTCCCGTTGTGGCAGACGATACAGCTTTAATTTGCGAACCATTTTTAAATTTTAAAGATAATTTGTTATCAGCTTCAATTGTCCCCTTTAACCAACTAGGAAGATTATCATGCATTACCCGTACTTTGGTTACAAGATTTTTTGCTACTTCCTGTGTAGTCGCAATAACAAGTACGTTAAAGTCTTCTTGAAACAACATACTCCACAAAGCAAAGCCGGCTGATAGTGTTGAGATACCTAACTGTCTAGATTTTAGAATAACACTGTATCTATTGTCTCTGAGTTGTGTTAATGATTGCTCTTGAAAATCATATAGATTAAATTTAATCTTTCCTTGTTTAGGATGTTGAATATAACAATATTGACGCATAAAGAAAACTGGATCAGCAGCACACATTTGGTACTGTTGTTGAATGATTTCTTTTATACTCGGATTTGACATTATTGAATTACTTCTACTATAAATTTACCGGTTAATATTGTTGTCAAGATTCCACTACCAAACCACAATACTTTATGATTATACCATTTAGGTTGTAGCTTCTTTTGTTGTTTAACATATAACTCTATGTTAGATTCTAATAATTCTACTTGTTGTTGTTTGAATACTAGGTGTAATGAATCTAACCGAATGACCTCATCTTGTTTTATAATAACTGATTCTTGTTGTATTATTAAAGCATTATTAACAGAGTCTCTATAATATAATTCATCCAATGTTTCTGATATATTATGTATTTGTTGTTTGGTAAAACATGTATCATTTAACGTTTGGGCGAATCCAAGTATTGGAAAACATAATATAAAAATTAACGTTTTCATTTTGTTCTTTTCGTCTTGGAGACAATATTTTTCTTTGCGGTGCTTGTCTTTTTTGCTTTTTTTGGTGCTGGCTTTCGCTTTGTTGTTTTTGTTTTTTTAACTATCTCTTTAAGATCATTTAATTCTGATTTAACTTGGCGAGTTTGTCGTTTGATTTGATCTTCTTGACCTTTTGCTCGATTAAGCTTTCTATCATTTCCATCAATTTTTTCTTGAATTTTTTTATTGGTGTGTTTTGTGAATAAACTACCGATTGCTGATATTATAGCAACCAATCCAAGTATGCCTCCTACTAGCCATTTCCAATACGGTTTAATCATGTTCCAAAGTTTCATCGTTTTCTCCATTTGTCTGTTTATTTAATTTATTTAAAAAATCTGTTTTATATTTTTCAAATTCTGTTGTAACTTTTTTATCAAATTCTTCCGGCGTCATTTGTGCGGCATAAGAATCAGTTTCACCATCGCCATTAATAACTAATTTAGATGTTGTGGTATATACTTCTCGTAACATATCGACGTCTTGCTCTGCTTTTTTCAACCATGCTAATGCATTTGCTCGTACCTTTTCGTGAGCATAGTCTTCAAATTTGCCTTGTTTTTTTAATTCATGTTCCATGTCAATAACACAATCAAAACACATTCCGTGGATTGCTCGCATCTTTTTATTTAGATGATATGTCGGATCACACGTACATATTTCATTTGGACAATTGGCAAATGATTTTAATTCTTCTCGAACATTACTTAGTACTTCTGAATTTTTTGGTTT